CGACACGAAATTATCGGCTATTTCCCTACCGGTTATTGTCGCGTCACCCGCGAAGGATGGTTGTACTTTCATCTTCCCAATGTACAACATGCCACTGGTCGTCTGCAGTGCATTCCCGTTCATTACCTGAACAGAACACGCTGACGGAACAACCTGGCAGTGGTTGCCAAGACCCTCGTTGAGCATAGGCAACAAATAGCGTGTCCAGTTGGTCTGGGCAGGCGTAGCGGTCAAGTCGTCACACCCGAGAGCGCAGACAGCTGACCAGTTCCTGCCGAACCCCACGGCCGCCGTAGGATCATCGTGGGAATACTGCCAAGTACCAACGAAAATCAGCTTGTCATTCGTCGTGATATTCCTGGTTCCGCGCGTCACAGTGTACTCACCAACGGCTCGTGGTAGGGACAAATGCTGTGGTGCGAATGCGTTCCACGCGTTCAGGTTGCGGTTCCGGTTTCCACCGTGGTTCTTCTTCCGGGCGTTCGCCCGACGACGATTGGCTGGTTTCCTCGTTGCCCCGAACGCAACAGGAGCAGTTGCTCCTGCCCCAGGGACGATACCCCGGAAGGCAGGTCCCCTGCTGCGCGGACCACGCCTTGGCCCAGCTACTTGCACAACTTGCGACATCCCTCAACAACGCCAATAACGCAAGCGGAGTCGTGATTGCTTTGTGTGACCCAACCGAAAGGTTCCAGGTCACGTCGGCCAAAGGTCGACGGAAAATATGTACAATGCCCAGTGGGATTGGTTACCCACAGTCAACCATGTCTATCCCATTCAGATAGTCTCGCCGCGGATCAGACGGCCCCTTGACCCTCCCCCTCAAGCTAGGGAGGCAGTGGACTTGATATGATCAAGAATCACCCAGCATCGGCCAGCGTGCTCGCTGGCGGCCCGCGCCCGGCTTCCACAAAATGCTTCAGCCCCGACTCAACATGAGAGGTCCACTGGGGAAAAACTGATGGTGTCATGAACATGGCCCTGGATTGATGTGGTGTGACTACGGGCCAAAAAGGCCCCACCTCGCGCCAGGTCACGTCATAGCCATTCCATTCGGGGGTACCCAACTATCCACCCGTCGCCGGTTGGTAGCCAGGGTTGCCACGCAAACGGCGTGCCAAAGAGCCTTGCCCCCGTTCAGTAGGAGTTAAGGTGGCCAAACCTAGGAGGTGACTAACTCCCCCTCTCCCACGGCCTTCACCTCAGACGCTCCGGTTACAGCGTCAGCAGGCTCGCCACTCACCACGGGCCGTGAATGAGTGTTGAAGAATAAGCCTCGGTCTACGGGCGGACTCACCTACGCCCGGGCGACTCCGGCAGGGGGGGGGCAAACCCCGGTAAATGCAATGTCGCCTTCCCTCTCTCACCACAGGCATTTCCTCCTGTGGTCCTGGGACTAAACCGGCCGCCCACCAAACGGGTGTTGGCCGAATTAATCGTACAGCATCACTATGTACACCTGTGTTTCCGATCGCGAACACGGCGCCTACTGGCGCCACGACTCGGGGAGGCTCTCGCGGAACCCCTCCCAGTCGTCGAGTCTGTCGTAATCCCACATGTGGTCTACGAATTTGTTCCGTTCTTCGTCGCTGCACCAAAACCCGGTTGATAGTAGGATCTTGTCCTCGATGTCACATTTGCCATTGAGGCCAACAATGTGATCTACCAACTCATTCTTGTCGTCGAAGGCTTGGTTGGTGCGCATCTGCAAGTCGTAGGTTATGTCAAAGCCGGTCGCCTCTGCGTACTGCAGAAACTTCCGCGAAACGGTTGGTGCCAAACCAGCAAACTCATACGCGCGCGACATGGCCGCGGCTCCAGCGAGCTGGGTGCATTTCTTTCGGTCGCCTGCCTTGAATGCTTCAATCATTCCAGCTGAGCAGCTCGTGCCAGCCCGGGAAAAACACCGGTCAATTTCTGGCACCATCATACACTCGTCCTTTTCCAGGTTAAACTGTGGACCACGCTCGTCGAGCCCAATGTAGTACCCGACGAAAAGCGCTCGCTTCTCCCTGATTTCAATCTTCATGTTGAAGCCAACGCGCTCCCAGAACTGCAAAATGCAGGTGTGGAGCGCCGCGCCTGGCGCGATGTTTGGCGAGGTGACAAGGAATGAGTCATCACCCTCGAACGCACTGTTCATCCACCGCTTCACCCCGGTGACGTCAGTGCCGTACCGGTGGGAGGGGTCGAGAAACTGCTCGGGGTCCTCAAAGATCGAGCAGTGCCACAGGGTGAAATTCATCCACCAGTTCAGGCACGATGTGCCGCGGTGTCCACTCCTCCTGATGGCATCGATCGTTATCTTTTGGAACTCCTTGTTCTTCGAGTAGGTGATGTCCAACTTCTCCTTCGCACACACCGTAGCGTGGGCGTCTGCCCAGGACTGCGGAGAAGCCTCGAGAAACCCATTCACCAGGTTGGCAACGTGATTGATCACTGGGTTCTCGACGAGCTCACGGATTGAAGCGCTGCATGTTGTGTCCCAAGCACTGCCATCACCTTCAAAGACTGTCACCAACTTCTTGGCGACCTTCCTGGGGACTTGACAGGCCTTCATGACACGCTTGATCGCATCTTTCTTTGAAAGACCCTTGATGCCTTTCTCTGGAAAGTGGCGTTTTATGCAGGTCTCGATGCAGTAGATAGTCATCAACGCCATCACCTGGCCCTTGTCCTCATCGGCTATCAATAACCGCGGGGCCTTCTCTTCTGGCATCGCTTCCAACTTCACCGCGGCTTTCAGCTTGAATCCAGGATCAATCTCACGACACAAACTCTCGATTGCGTCGCTGACACGGTCGTCTGTCCACTTGCCTGACTTAATCTTATCATAGACCTGCTCATGGATCAGATCCAGCACCTTCTTCGTGGAGAACGGTGCATGCTTAAGCCCGTGGGTGGACTGGTAGACCATCCTCTTGATCTTCTTCTCGTCAGCCTTACTCCCCGCGTAGGGACGTTGCTTCTTGTTGATGCGCTCTTCAATGGCCTTCATTGCGTTCAACACCTCCTGGGCGTACACATTCGGCTCCTTGGAGATCGGCTGAGAAAGCACACCACAAATCTGCTTCTTCCCGTCGTCATCCGTCGACTGTCCCACTACTCCAACTCCACACTCCTTCTTCACAATGCGACCTTGGGTGGCAGCTCGGATCTCGGAATCTTGATCGTCGTTGCCGCCGCCCTCATGCTTGTTCACATAGTCAGCACCTTCACTTTGATAACCCAACTTGTTCTTCGGACTCTTGTCGTTCGCTTCCCCCTGAGCATCATTTTCGGGGGCTTGATCGGTCATGGTGATCTCTGGCTGGCCAGTCTTGAGTAAGCGAGTCCTGATTGTTCGTTTCTCCGTGCAGGGGTTGAGGAATGATGAACACCCCCCAGGGTACACCGTGATCTTGTTTGCTTGGCATTTGTAATACGCCACAGCCCACGCGCCCAACGTTCGCATGGCAACATCGTCATCAGTGCCGCCTTCCCAGATCTGCAAGGTCCTCGCGTACACAATGGCCCTGTACACCTTGTCCTTCGACTCAGAGTACAGCTGGTTGGTGACCACCTTGTCAAGGAGTGCGAACTCTTTCTGACTGAGGTTCACTCTCCTGTAGATTATCCCTTCTCCTAGGCAGCGCCAGTACACGCCCGTGCGCAGCGGAATGACGATGGACCAGTAACCAGGCCGCGTGCGGGCCCGCTCCCACATCCATGGTTCGACATCCTCTGCATTGAAGTGACAATCTTTCTCGTACAACAGGGAAGCAGGTTGGTGGTCACCCACCAGCGTACTCCACAGCCCCATCGCGCAAGCTTTGGTCTATAGCCCAGCAGGTTTCCCCACTGTCCGGACGACCACCCCAGAATTCCGTTCTGCCCCCCACGCCCAGGTCGGCGTGAG